TTTCCACAGCCATAGCCATCACAGAGCCATTTCCAAAGCCATATCCATCGCCATGGCCAGAGCCTTCGCCATAGCCAGAGCCAGAGCCATCGCCATCGCCCCAGCCATAACCAGAGCCAGAGCCATCACCACAACCATCGCCATCGCCTTCGCCCCAGCCATCACCAAAGCCATCACCATAGCCATTGCCAGTGCCAGAGCCATAACCAGAGCCAAAGCCAGAACTATCTCTAATCAATTCATCCATGATGTTTAATCCTCTCCATAGCCAGAGCCATCGCCATCACCATAGCCAGTGCCAGAGCCATCGCCATCGCCATCGCCAGAGCCATCGCCATCGCCATCGCCATAACCATCGCCATAGCCACGGCTATCTCTAATTAATTCATCCATAATGTTTAATCCTCTCCATCGCCATAACCAGAGCCCCACCCATCGCCATCGCCATCGCCATCGCCATCGCCATAACCAGAGCCATTGCCAGAACCATAACCAGAGCCATTGCCATCGCCATCGCCATGGCCATCGCCATCGCCATAACCAGAGCCCCAGCCAGAACCATAACCAGAGCCATTGCCATCGCCAGAACTATTTTTAATCAATTCATCCATAATGTTTAATCCTTTCCATCGCCATCGCCATCGCCATCGCCATAACCAGAACCATTGCCAGAACCCCAGCCATCGCCATCGCCATCGCCATAACCAGAGCCAAAGCCACGGCTATCGATAATCAGTTCATCCATGATGTTTAATCCTTTCCATCGCCATCGCCAGAGCCCCAGCCAGGTCTATTAATAATTAACGTATTAACGATGGTTAGCTTGGTATGAATGTTTTATATTCTCTTAGATTTATCTCTGCTTTTTCACTTGTAGGGATAAGCTCTATTACATTCATGACTGTCATCTCTGGAATCTTTTGAGATACTTTTGCGCGATCGTCAGACATTCCATTTTGTGAAAGTTCTGAAAGCGTGAATTCTCTCCATGACCATAATCTACGACTGTCTGTTAATGTTACATTACGTGTTGTAGGGTCATAGGTTTTTACAATTCCAAAATGAACACCGCTATCGTAAGAACGAACGATAACATATTGTCCTAAGTAAATATCTTGGTGTGTAGGTGTATTTTGTGTAGACATTTTTTTTCCTTTTCATTGTTTTGTATTTTAGAGAGGGTTAACGCCCCCTTCTAAAATGGGACTTCATCATCAATAAATGATAAATCTTGGGATTGTTTTTTATAGTTAGATTTGTCTTGATTAAAATCAGAGTCATTTAAATCGTTTTTATTTTCATTCTTAGAGCCTAACATTTTTAAAACAGCCGAATAGCCCATGACTACCTCTGTGATATATTGCTTGGCTTTGTTATTGTCCTCGTATTCTCTTGTTTCTAATGAGCCTCTAATGTAAATCTTAGAGCCTTTAGCTACAAATCGTTCGATAATATCTATAAGGTTTTGATTCTTTACAACGATGCGATGCCAAAAGGTTTTAGACTTTTTTTCACCTGTTTGTTTATCTTTCCAACTTTCAGAGGTTGCGAGGTTGAAATTTGCAACCTTACTTCCGTCTTTAAATACTTTAATTTCTGGGTCGCTGCCCAAATTCCCCATTAAAACAACTTCGTTAATTGATATCGACATTTATTTTTCCTTGTATGTTAAGGGTATACATTAGCTTTTTAATAAGGATATCTAAAAGTTCTTTCGAAGCCATGCTATAATCAATAATATGGTTTAAAATAAACGGTTTTAAAATGCTCTTTGTATAACTTTGATAAGTTTCATTTCCAATTCTAGTATCACGTATAATTATTTTAAGGCATGCTTCAGGCTTGTCATTGCATTGACATGAATTAAACTTTTCTAACCATAAAGTTTGGTAATGTTTTAAAATATTATCTGCAATATGATTTAATCTACTGTAATGGGTTGATTTCATCTTTAGCTTTTTTCTCTCTTCTTTCTTTTTCATCTTGTTCTATAATCGCCACCACCATAGCGCGTATAAATGGTGCAATATTAATATCATTTCTTATGGTAAAGGCTTTAATCTTCTCATAAAGGGATTCACCTATTTTTACATTTAAGTTACGAATTTCTTCATTTTTCATCTTATAAGGCGGATGTTTTTTTTTCTCTTTGAGAGATTGTTTTATCATGTCTGTAAATACAAGTTTATTCAAAATTCATCCCTTATTTAATGATTAATAAAAACATTAATAAACAGTATTATAAATATTGAACCAATAAATATCAATAAAGTTGAAAATAATTCATCATTCATCATTGTGTTTTGAGTTCAATCGCTAAATTAAATCTATTTTTCATAACATCAAGGTGAATATCCCTCAAAATTTCTAATTTTTCTATACTTACGTCATGCCGTAGTATTGTGCCGACACAGAGGTTCATCAATGCCATAATGACCGTACGGTTTTCTATGTTTTGTTTAGCAAGGGTTGTCCCTAAAAAATCCACCACATCCATAACTTTGTCTATGTTATCGAGGTAATCTTTCTCGCAAGCTTCAACCATTTCTTTAATAAAAATTTCCAACGTCTTATCCAATTTAAAAAATCTCCTTTATATTAATATCGTGTTTTTTTTAAGCATGCTTCTAAAATTTCTAAACGGTCACTTATGTTTTTTAAATTACAATTCAGCATTATTAAACACGCTAAACAAACACCTAGGGTAAAATGAAGAATGCTTAAAGTCGAGTTTTCTTGATTTTTCATTTTTTAATTTCTTCTTATAGTTCTTTTAACCATTTTTGAATTGAAACTAACATATCTACGGGCAATTCCATGAGAGTTTCATCTTCATTAAGCTTCATAAAGTTATGCATAGCAAAATCATTAACTCTTACGGCTCTATCTTTGTCGATTGCTAGTGCTACATCTTTCTTAAGATTCCATAATTCTAAAAGATCTTTTTTAAATTGCTTTACATCAATGACAGGGCGACTCTGATATTGAGGCTGAAGTTTACTCTGTGAACTCTGAATTTTCTTTTCATCTAATGTATCATTGCCGTCCATTTCTGGCTCTATACCTGCGGTCAATCCTAGCATGAGCATGATACCCCGCCTTGTCGCGTAAGTGAGGGAAGCACCCCATTTTTGCATATCGGACGTATTTAACAGTTTTATAGGGGTAGATTTGGACGTCCCGCTTTCTATGTGTTCAAGAGTCATTATCAACACATCTAGAGCGCTAGGATCCATCGCGCAGCTAAAAAGGATTCCATTTCTCTTTAACTCTGGCATAACCACACCAAATATACTTTCTATACTTGCATAAGTTTGCTTAAAATGAGTGTTTAGACTATCCTTTTCAATTTTGTCAAAGTTACACGAAAGGAGTTGCGTACTTATGTTTTTGACAGGCATCTTTTCTTTAATTTCCTCAGTCATTTTTCTTTCCTTGGTTTAATAGTTTAAAAACACGAGTGGGTTTTGATGGTTTTTTGTAGAGGTTATAAATAATTGGGTCGTTCTTTTTAAGCGCTGCGGTATCAAGTCTAAATGAATCTGTATTATATTTAAAACTAGCTATTCTTTCGCCCTTTTCATCAAGTAAAAACTCGCGATCACTCATGAATTTTTCAATTTCAAATTTATGGTCTTCCATCTCATTTTCTAATTCTTTTATTTGAGCTTTTAATGAGACGAATCTATCAAAATGATCGCGCACAGTTTCCCCTAATCCAACGCTACTATCTTCTGAGATGCAAGGGTTTAAAACAAGCAAATCATCGTAGTTAAGCGGTTGCGGGGGGATCTGTTTTAAAATATGATTTTCCCAAAAATCCGTAACTCTTTCTCTAATGGCTTTCTCAAACGCATAATTAGGCGTATACACGTATATTTGAAACTCTGAGCTACCTCTAAAGAGAACGGGTATATAAACCTGCGTAGCCTTATAAATAGAGGTGTAGTAAGCGCATTGGTAAGCTACCTTAATAGGAATTTCACCCGTCATAGGTTCGCCCCATTTCTTACGATTATAACAAGTTACAGTTTTAGCCTCTACAATAGAGCCGTCAGACATTAAACCGTCTATGTTTGCTCGCATATAGGGAAACTCTGAATCGATTAATGTCGGTACATTATCTCTAAGAACAAGTTTTGTATTCATAGCTTTTTCAAAGAGGTCTAACACTAAAGGCTCTAAATACGTTCCCTCTTCGGCGGCGATGTTCGTCTCGTTTTCATCCTCAGACAATCCTAATTTATCAAGATAAACTTGGAGAGGTGTTTTGTATTTTTTGGTAAAGCCAAAGATTGCTGCTACATCGCTACCGCCTATGCCTTTACGTCTTTCTTCTTTTTGTTGAGGTGTTATCATTGATTGTTTCCTTAAGCTAAAATGAATTTTAATTCATCTGGGGTTATTTGTTGTAAAGCTCTCCATGCATTGATAAGCATCGGAAGCTTATTTTTTAATAAGTTTTCGACGCCTGCTTTTTCTTCATCATTCAATAAAGTGTCGCTCGTTGTTCTTACGGAATCTAGTATAATTTCACTATGATAATTTATAGCAATTCCTAAATAAATTAATGTTTTATCACATCTCTCTAGTTTCACGGTTAGAGCCGTATGAAAAACTCTTTCACCGATTTTTTTCAACATCACGAATCATTTTAATTGATTTAACTGTTATCATTTTATCACCTAACTTTTATAAAGTTTAAGGGCACTAAGTTTTCAGGGTCTTCTTCCAATCGTTCCAAGCAATCATCAATTCGTTTAAGGCCAGAGATTATCTTTTCTTTTCGAGCATTGCCAATTTTCCTAGCAAAGTAACAAGAGGAAATGAGAACGCCAAACAAGACACCATATATAAAAAAAGAAGCAATGAGTATTAACATTTTTCATCCAATCTTTTAATAATTTTACTAGCCAAGTCACATAAAAAACTCTCAAAATCAAATTTTTTTGCATTAATTTGCTGTGCTAATGGGCTAAAAGCAAGGGCCTTGTATAATTCAAGGCGAACAATACGCTCATTATTCATAATGGCAATTTCTTTGAACTGCTCATTAATTAAAATATTTAAAGCTGCTTCTTTGATTTTTTCATTTTCTTTGTCTAAAGTATTCTCAATATTCGACATGATTAATCTTCCTTTTCATATTCACGATGACTGTTTTCTAAACGTCTTAAATGATCTTCAATAATAGGAATAAACAAATAGTCTAATTGTTCTATTAGGTAGGTTTGAAAGAATGATTTAAAATCATATAATCTACCCTCACAATCTTCCCCTTTTTCTGAGAAATAAGATCTATCTATTTCATCTTCAAATTCTCTGGAAAGAGAGCCTAAAGCTAGATTTAATCTAGCTGTATTTTGAGTGGCCATTTTATTGTCCCTCTGTGGTTGTATCGTTTTTGGAAAATACCACTAAAGATAAATCATTACTCACAAGCCTTAGGATTCTTCTCTTGACTTCATAAGAATTCGCAAGCGAAATTATGTTTTGATTATCACTAAGATAGGAATCAATAATATTTTTAACTGAGCATAAACATTTTAAGTATTTTGTTGTTTCTGAGGGGGACAACATATCTAACATGCTCATAATTTTTTTATTAGTCATTTTTATTTTTCCTTCCCGTTAATTGGATTCATCTCAGCCATTCTAGTATGCATAATTGTAGCTAATTCAGTCATGTGCTCAAACAACTCAAATTGTAGCTCATGGCTTATTGGGCAAGGCTCAGGTGGTGTTATTTGATTTGATCTTAATATAAGCCAGTCAATCTCCTTTTGCCTCTCCTGAGCGAGAAAATGGGGCGTATAAGCGATAAAATGTATTAATTCCGCTAATTCACTCATATCTTTACAGGCTAAAAAATGTCTGGGTGTAAGAGGGCGTGAATAACGTTCTGTTTTCATTATCATTTCCATCATAATAATTATTCCCCTGGCTGAATGTTAAGGATTTTAAGAGTGTTGGCACACATTTTAAATATTTGGTTTGAGTTCCAAGTAGAAGATGTTTGAGAACATTCTTCTTTCAAACGATTATGTATCTCTATGAGAGCGCTAATAAGAATACGCTCTAAATCTGTCGTAATATTTACGTTAAGGTTTAAGGGGTGCGGTTGTATTTCGTTTGTCATTTTATTGTTTCCTTAGTTTGTTATTTGTAATTATAAGTTTATGCGGGTTTTGTATGTAAATTCAGGCGATGAAAAAGCTTTTTTTATGCAATCTTTTGTTATGTCTACTTCTTTATTTAAAAGATATTTGAAACAGTACGCTAATTCTTTAGCTTTTTTATCTATGAATTTAATAATACTTTCGTTTTGTTTAATACCTGTGTAAATTTCAGTATTATTAAGCAGGACATCAGAGAATAACAAAGCGGCTTCTGCTAAGAGATCCAAAATAGGTTCCATTATTTTTTCATCTGGTGTTTGGGATGTAAGTTTCATTTTATTATTTCCTTAAAATTGTTTTGTCGTCTTTAATATAAAATTGTAAATTATTTTTGTCAATAAAAATTGGCAATAAATTTATAACTTTTTATTTGGTAAGTTAAATGTTTTTATCAATCTCTATGTGATGAGATATATAAAAACTTTTATAAAAAATAAAGTTGAAAATTTATAGTTTTTGCGCTTAAAATGCGAACATATGCAATATATTCGGGATGAATGTAGAATCTAGCGTGGCAAAGAAAAAGGTTTGTAAAGAAAAATTCGACTATATAGAGGAGAAGATTAACACAGACAGTGTAATCGAAGGCGAGATTATGCCTATGCTTAGAAAGGGGAGCAAAATCACTCCTGTAGCGGCATTGGCTAATAGATTAGGGGCTGAAAATAATAGCATTATATTCTCTGTGTTAGTTCAGAAGGCTAAAGAGGGTAATATGCAAGCTATCATGTTTTTTATGGATAGATTTTATCCTAAGGAAAAACTCACCGCGAATGCGATACTTTTAACACGTCAAATTGTAACATTAGCTGATTGTGAAATAGCGCGTAGAGATACATTCAAGGCAGTATGTGATGGCGACATAGGAACAGAGCACGCAAAAGATTTGATGACAATGATTGACAACATTGCTAATGGTATAATTGTTTCAGATGAAGATTTGATGATGAAATATAAAGAGCATATGGAAGTAGTTTTAAGGCGGGAGCCAAACAATGGATGATATAGGCAAAACATTACAAACGTATTTAGAAACGCTCCCTTTGCTAGATGTTGTAAAGCGTATAGACCTTTTAGAGGCACTTAAAGGCAATCCGCAAGTCGTTGAGTATTTTGGGATTAATCCATCGTTTGCAAAGAAGTTTGAGGATGCAGTTTATGCAAAGATACGACATTAATTATATTCATTTGGAGTAATAATAAAATGAAGAAAACTAAAGAAAAAGAAACAACAAACCTAGAGGAAGTAACGGCAGCGGTAACGCCAGTCTCTGATAGTCGTTCTTTTGAGGAAACCATACGGAATGTGAATAAACGTATAGATGAATTGGTTAAGACAATTGAGACTAAAATTGAGCGTGATAAGCCACAAGTATCTCCCTCAACAATGAATGTTACATGTTAATTAATAAGTTAAAGGAAAATAAAATGTATAACGAAGGTAGTAATGATCTGGACGGAATAATCGATTTAGTGACTTTGATTAAAAGCTCTCTAAAGAAAAACTCTGATGCTGTTACTGAGCTTCAAAAGCAGGTGAACGTGCAACAAAGAACGATCGATACTTTGATTAAACGTTGTGAACCTAAAAATTGTATTTTTTCTGAAACTGAGGCGTTAACTCTTGAGGTAAACGATATTTTAGAGGCAATTAATGCTCTGAATGAGCTGGACACCTCAAAACAAGATCAATTAAATGACTTGAGTGTTGACATTGATGATGTGATTTCTAGCCTTAATACAATGGGGGAGATTGTTAACAACAATACTTTTCATATAGAGAAAGAGCTTAATGAAATCCACAGAAGAACAAAAAAATCTGCACATAGAAAATTTTATTAAGGAAAACAAAGATCGGTAGACATTTCGATACCCTGTGACTTTCTATTAACATGAACTTTAACTTTAACCAATGAACAGTTAACAATTAAAGTACAGATAAATATGAGTGACAAAATTAATGCAAGCTTATCAAATGCCATTTGATTAATCCTTTTATAAAAGTATCTAATATTAACATAATATAGAAAGAAATAGAATGACTGATGAAGAAATCATCCAGTATGTAGTCTCTACATTGGAAGAATTAGAAAATAATTATAATGAAATTGTTAGAAATAATAATACTTTAACCGTTACTAATTATGAAGATATGCTTAAAAATTCCTTAAACCTTTTAAATGATATTAGAAGATTTCATACGAATCGAGAAGTTAAGCAATTAAGGTTTGAGAGAATTAATAAATTGATTGAAGAATTATTTTGATACATTTCTTACTCGATAAATATGAGAAGGACCTAACAGTATGACAACCATTGATAAACTATCACCAGACTTACAATACATATTAAAAGATTGTCTAGATTTAACAGGCAACATCCATGGATAAATTTATAGATACAATATTGATTATAATGGGTTGTGGTATATTTTTGTATTGTATGAACTGGATTTTAGAGGATTAATTAAATGAACTACGATAGTATAATAATGTCGCAACATGATGAACATCTTTGTGCATTTAACTCAGGTTATCAACATTCACACTCGCAAGAAGCATATAATAAAGAACATGCAATTGTTGGTAAATATATAGGTAGTCGAGTAGCTAAGGATCAATATAAAACAATGCTTAAATATCGTAATATACGTACCATGACTGATGGCATATCATTTGCCTCTAAGAAAGAATCTAAGCGATATTGTGAACTTAAGGTATTAAAACAATGTGGAGAAGTTCAGTATTTCTTACGACAAGTCCCCTTTCACCTTCCTGGTAATGTTAAATATTTATGTGACTTTTATGTGGTTTGGAAAAATGGGAGTATTGGGATAGAAGATGTTAAAGGCAAGAAAACCCAGACATATATTATGAAAAAGAAAATGGTAGAGGCACTTTATCCTATTAAGATAGTGGAGCTTTGAGAAAATAATATATATGCTTTGTTAAAATATTTTTAAAGCTGAGTAAAGATTAATAAATATTCCCCAATAGCTCAGTTGGTAGAGCGCGTGACTGTTAATCACTAGGTCGGCGGTTCGAGTCCGTCTTGGGGAGCCACTTATAAAGGAAATACTACATGACAACAGATACATTTGATCTAGAGCAATATTTTTTAAAATATGATGTATCAGGTGAAGACCATTCTTTTTTTAAAAAGATAGAGTCTTATCCTGAAACTAAAAATTTAGAGATGTTTGTTGGCAAAACATTTGAGACCCCTAAAGAAACTGGATATTATTTAAATCGCATGTCTTTTCTTTTAAGATATATACGTATTGCTGAAGAAATTAAAAATGCCACAAAACCTAATATTAAGCGAGCATTAGAAGATTTCAAAAATTCACCTGAGAGACAAAAAGCTTTAGCCAAGGCAATTGAAGATCGTGGACCATCACAACCGCAAATCACTGATCCAATGTTATTAGACCCTCTATATAGATACGCTACATCAATAGGCTTTAACCCTGGTTTTAATTTAGAAGGTAATGAAATTAAATATAGATTCACGATAGGTGAAGATTACGATTTTATAGATATAGATGAAGCTATACATACAATTAAACTATTAAATGATGACGCAAAAAATAAAAAAGAGTTAAGTGTGGATGAAAATAAATTTTAGACCGATTAAGGAAATTGAATAATGCATATGTTTACACAATTTGTACTAGCTACATGTGCCGTAATGTCAACATTATCATTAGTATTTATATCGATAGAATTAGAAAAAATTAATAAACATATAAGAAGGTTTGATTAATAATGGGAATACATTATTTTGCATACAATAGAATAGAAGATAAGTTTTTTGAACCTCCAAATGATTTTGGAGATAGGAGTTATCATCTATGTAAAAAAGATAATCCTTTCCCTCATATGCTTGTTTTTATGCAAATGACAGATAGGGAAAATTATCTTGACCAAAATTGGACATTGGAGTCTGATATTATGTTACCAGATGATTATTCCGAAGATTCGATAGATGTTACAGAGGAAGTTTATAAAAAATGGAAAGACTATTGTGGTGATGAATAAAACAATTATAAAAAGTGAAACAAACAAATGGGCTAATATATATAATGAAAGAAACTGTCCTTTTAACTTAGCTTATATAGATGATGAAATCAGGGCAAATAGGCCTGATAAAGGAGCTATTTACCTCGATAATACAGATACGCTTTTGTCTCATGTTTTAGGGTTTACAGGCACCAATAACTTTAATGACGAAGATTGCTATATGATTCTTCGAGAGTTATTCGAAATGTCCTCATCTTATATAGGTAAGAATACTTTAGATAAACTAACAAATGCGATGGTTGACTTGCTTTTTTTTCGAGAGAATTATGTATCGGATACTATAAAACACAGAGCATATTTACTTTATGAAAAATACATTAATACTATTTTATGTCTATTTGATGAAAAAGGTTTAGTAAGTTATGGAACTTATTTACAACATTGCTGGATATCTCCAAAAGGGATATGGATTGTTGGAAATCGTGATTTATGTGAACGTAGAATTAAGGAAATAGAATCTAATGGGAATGTATGACAATATATATTGTGAGATGGATTTACCTGATGGGTTTGTTTACGCACATGCATTCCAATCAAAGGATATGGAAACATGTACATATAATGGTGGTACCCTTAGTGATTTCTTTATCCATAAAGATTGTAGTGTAGAAATAAAATTTAATCATAATGAAAATTGTGATTTAGAAGAAAATTATAAATTACCATCTAAATTTAATTTTTATGCTCACGCAGATGATCGTGCGGGTGAATTTCATGAATACTCAGCGTATACGGATGGAGAAAAAGTTGTAAAACTTGTATCATGTATAACATCTGATTGTTCTTATGAAACTTCCTATAAATTTTCAAAAGATGAAATGTTTTTTATAAGACGTATTATCCAGGCTAAAATGGATGATCATCGTCTAAGTTGCAAAGAAGCTATCCAAATTATGGCAGAGAATGCTAGAGTTTTTACGTTTTGGGATGAGGAAATCTAATGGCAAGTTTTGATTTTGTGTATTGTGAGATGGATTTACCTGATGGTTTTATTTATACAGATAAATTCCAAACAAAAGATATGCATACATGTACATATGATGATGGGACTGCAAGTGATTTCTTTATTCATAAAGATGGTAGTCTAGAAGTAAAATTTAATGATGGTGAATATTGTGATTTAGAAGAAAATTATAAATTTCCTATAAAATTCAAGTTTTATGCCCACGATGATCAAGGTAGATGGCATGAATATGTGGCATATGTTGAAAATAAAAAAGTAGTAAAATTATTTCATTGTCCTACTTCTAGAAATGCTTATATTAAAAATAGTTTCATTTTTGATGATAAAAGCGAAAAAGCATTAAAGAATTTTATTCAATTAATCATGGATGAAAATCATTGTGACGCAAAATCTGCGATCCAAATTTTATGTGAAAAACATAAACTATGGAATCCATATGGAAAATAAATAATTTTCGGAAATCGTCTAAAGGCAGGACATCGCCCTTTGAAGGCGTGAATATTGGTTCGACTCCAGTTTTCCGATCCATTATTCAACAGGACATATCATGGCAGTATCTAAGTTAAGATTAAAACAAACGCAAGGGTTGCAATTGATGTTTGCAGCCAATATTAATGCTTTAACTCCTCAAGAAATAGAATTACGAGAAAGTCTTGAAAACAGTCTATATGATTTTTGCAAAGCTGCATGGAGATATGTGCATCCAGGTTTTCAATATGTCGATGGCTGGCACATTAAGGTTATTTCAGAACATCTTGAAGCTGCTTATCATGGATATATAGAGACTCTTCTTATTAACATTCCATCTCGTTGCATGAAATCAACCATATGCAATATATTCTTTCCTGCTTGGGTATGGGCACGTGAGCCACATCTTAAGTTTTTAAACATTTCGAGTAGCGGTGATCTTTCTGAACGTGACGCTTTAAAGTGTAAACAATTAATTCAATCGGAATGGTATCAAAGACTATGGGGTCATAAGGTACAATTACTACGTGAGTTAAGTCGTAAGGAACGATACGGTAATACGGCTGGCGGTGAAAAGTTTATTAAATCTATCCATAGTTCTTCTATGGGTGAAGGCGCAAACTTTATCATGGCGGATGATGTTAATGCACAAAATGACGTGATGTACGCTACCCAACGTGAATATGTAAATCTAGTATTAGATGCTACGGTTGGTATTCGTATTGATAGAATCTCAGAATCTCGTCGTGGTGCTTTAATTATTATTCAACAAAGACTGCATCAATTCGATGCTACAGGCCATTTCTTGGCTAAAAACGACCCTTCTATTATTCATTTAATGCTTCCTTGGGAGTACGACCCTAAACGACATTGTCGTACAATTGTATTGCCTGGAACAAAGAAAGTTTGGAGTGATCCAAGAAAAGAAAAAGGCGAGTTAATCTGGCCTAATATGTATGGAGAAAATGAAACTAGACGTAGAAAATCTATCTATGGAACTGCCATTAATATCTCGGCTCAAATGCAACAAGACCCAACACCTTCTGGTGGTAACTTAATTAAAGAAGATTGGTTTAGATGGTGGAAACAAAGGGGTATGCCAAAGTGTGAATATGTTATCCAAAGTTGGGATACTGCATTAAGTATAAAGGAAGAAGCGTGCGATTCAGCCGTTACAAATTGGGGCGTATTCACAGATGAAAATAATAATCCTAATCTTATTTTATTAAATTCTTGGTCAGGTAAATTAGAAAACCCAGGTTTACGACGTATGATGGTTAATTGTGCTCATAATTATTATACGGATGATCCAGATAGGCCGTTAAGGCAAGGTCCTAAACCTACGCTTATCTTAATTGAGGAAGCAATGAATGGTGTGCCTTTAATTCAAGATTTAAAGTTAGGTGGAATAACTAATGTTATTGGCTTTAATCCAAGAACCCATGGTTTTAAAGATGGTGCTGGTGACAGTCCTACACGGAAATTAGCACGCACAAAGTTTGCGAGTATGATTATTGAATCAGGTATTGTATGGATTCCTCTGGCTCCTGAAAGTGAATTTACGCGTAGATATAGTTATGGTGATGAATTTGTAGAAGCATGTTTAAGATGCCCACGAGGTAAAGGACAAGATTTAGTCGATTCTATGGCACAAGCGTTTATTTGGTTAAGTATGCGTGGTATTATTCATTATCCAGGTGAAAACCCCGATGCTATCCCTATTGATTTTTCTAATAGAGAAATTCTTTATGAAGAGCCACGTAGTATATAAGATTAGATAAAATAAAATAGCAAATTCTTTCTAAATACTTTATATATAGTAAATGACTAAGAATGGAACACTACCTTAGGTAGACTATGTTTCGGGTCAAAACATCTCCATATAATAATGAAGCAATGAATGCCTCACAGAATACACCCTTTCCAGGGAATGAACAGGCTGGCTATGCTAGTATGTATGGTGATCCAGTGATTACAAATAATCCTTATATGAACCCTAATAGAGACCCACGTTTTTATGAAAACTTGGCACATAGTTTAAGTGAAGGCGAATTAAAGCGTATTGGAAGTTATCTTACTGATGCTATCGCATCTGATGATGACGCAAGGCAAAAATCACTTTCAATCGAAAAAACAGCCATAGAATATATGGGAATAGGATTAAATAAAGGCTCAGGTGGTACGAATACTACAGCAGCTGATGTTTTTGGTCCTACCTTTTTAAAATTAGTAATTTCTAACACATCAAAACTTCATGGGAATTTATTTCCTGCTGGTGGTGTTGTCGATTGTGAAACATTTGGTCAGGTTACGCAAAAAGTACAAGATCAAGCCTTTCGTATGAAAGATTTTGCTAATTATATGCTTTCCTCCGTTATGTCTGGTTATATTGAGGATAAGAAACAAGCACTTTTTTGGATGGTTTTATGCGGACAAGTTTTTAGTAAGGTTTGTTTAGATGTATCAAAAAATCGTCCTACAGCAGCTTATATCAGATCAGATGAAATTATTATTAATCCTGGCGCATCAAGTGTATTAGATGCAGAACGTGTAACACATCGTTATACATTATCCGAACGTAATGTACGAAATAAGTTTAAAACACGTGAATGGAAAGATGTCTTTTTGCAAGAATATGATATTAATCAAAATTCTGTACAAAAGAAGATAGATAATACCGTTGGAGTATCGGCGCAAGCTGATGAAAAAAACAAAACGCATTGTTTTGATGAATGTTATTGTTATTTAAATGTCCAAGGTTTCGAACATATGCGAGCCAATGGGACACCTACAGGGACACTTTTACCCTATATGGTTATTAAAGATAAAGAATCGAGTAATATTGTCGGAATATGGCGAAATTATAATGAAAATGACCCTTTATATCTCCCAATTCAAAAATTAGTCCAATATAAGTATTTTACAGGCCCAGGACCTACAGGGTTTGGACTTGCACATTTAATTTTAGGATTAGCGCGTACTGAAACAGGTTTGTTGCAACAATTGATTCGTGCAGGTGAATTTTCTAATGCTCCTGCATTACTTCAAAGTACGACAGCAAAGAATGAAAAGTCTCAGATTAGGCTTGATCCAGGTTCCGTTAGTCAAGTGGCTACATTTGATAAGAAGATTACCGATTCATTTATGCCTGTCCCCTTTAATCCTCCTTCTCAAGTTTTACTCCAAGTATTAACTGATATAATCAGCCCTGCTATGAGTGATGCTTCTGGTGCGGTAAACTTTTCCCCAGATTCTATGCCAGTTAATGCAACGGCAACACTTGTATCTGCAATTGTGAGTAGTGCGCATATTCTTGAAGATTCAATTATGCGTGGATTATATGATTCATTCTCTAACGAATTAAAATTATTGTTTAATGTATTTGCAGAATGGCTACCATTTTCACCTTATCCTTTCAATGTAGCAGGCTCAAAACAGCATATTACACGTGAAGATTTCGCGCCTAATTTGCAGATAAAACCTACAATTGACCCAAATTGTTCATCTTCTATGAAGCAAATGGCAATTGGTGAGGCATTATTATCATTAGCAACCCAAGCTCCTGATCAATATAATATGCGTGAAGTTAATAAATTCATTCTCAAGACATTAAATATTAAAGATTTTGAGAAGATGCTCGTAGATGAGCCTAAAGATCCACCTCCACCACCACAATTAGATTTTGTAAGTGAAAATGCCCGTGTATTACGTGGTGAAGCGATACAAGTATATGCAACGCAAGATAATGCATCTCATATTGTTGGTCATAATGATTTTATTCAAAAGTTAACGGATGATGAAACAGCTGATAACTCTGAAGCTATAAATGTTCTTCAATCGCATGTAAATGATCATAAAGCCAATCAATACATGGCAGATATCCAAGCATCTATGGGCAAAACTCTACCTGAAGATACATCTGATTTGCCACCTGATATTCAAAATCAAATTTCTGTATTGGCCGCTGAGGCCGTTCAACAACAACAACAGCAAGAAGCAGAGGAGAATCCGAAGCCTATTGATCCAAATGAAGTTATGATGGAAGAGTTGCGAGTTAAAAAACAAGAACTCGAATTAAAAATGCAAAAGATGCAACAAGACATGCAGATTGAGCAAATAAAGATGCAAAATGAGAAAGAACAATTGCAGATAGAGAATCAAATTAGGATTCAGGAAGTATCATATAAACAAGAACAATTAGAACTTGAGAAATTAAAGCTACAACTCCAACAAGAAGAAATACGCTTAAAATCAGCAGAGCGAATGGAACAATTGAGATTACAAGAACAAAAAAACCAATTAGATACGCAAACAAAAACATACGATTCTACCCTTAAGTATGAGTCTAACAAACAGGATGAGGACACTAGATTAGAGCACGATAAATATGTAGCCGATCTAGATGCTCAAACCAAAGCGTATGATAGCACGCTTGATTATGAACAAAAAAGCAAGGAGGAAGATGTACAAGATACAAATTTTGACGAGCAATAAATATTTTAACCTATTAATTTAAAAAAGAGAAAAAAATGGATAATTCATTAGAAGGCAGTAACGAAGCACTAAGTCGTGTAAGAAGTTGGACAAGAGACAGTTCACCTACAGAAGCAAAAGCATCTTACCCATCAGGAACAAATAGCCGTGGTTATGTGGGACATCGTGAACATCATGCATACGGTGATATGGTCGGCGGTGACGCCGAAGATATGGAGGATAGCCAGCCTCAAGCATATGCACGCGGTGGAAGAGTAAACAGCGGTTGTATGCCATCTCAGGGCGGCCATATTATGCCCGCTAAATCACGTGGTAGTTCAAATATGCCATCCCAAGGCGGTCATCATATGATGCCAATGTCAGGAGATGATAGCGCCCCTAAAGTTAAGCGTAATCGTGAATCACATAAGAATGGTGACTCTGTTGGTATGGATAGAGAAGAGCATGGCTTTGGTGATATGGTCGGTTCAGCTTATCGTGGTGCACGTAATTTAGCTGGACAGGGTTATAATATGGCGCGCGGTGCCATTAGACAGGCAACTCCTTCAGCTGTAAATTATGCTAAAGGTGAAGCATCCAGAGGCGTTAGAAATGCAGCTAATTATGCACGAACTCAAGCTCCTGGCATGATTAATCGTGCAAATCAGGGCTTCCAAAGTGCTCTTGGTGCAGAAACTAAGAATACTGGTATTCAGGGACAGGCACATAATTATATAAGAGGACAACTCAGTAAAGCAGGTAATGCAGCTGCTGATTATGCTCATAATAATGCAGGTCGTGCAATTAATACTGGTGAAAATATGGCACAGTCTCGTCTACAGCCAATGAAAAGAGGTGGTCGTATGATGGACAATGAACGTGAATGTCATCGTGGTGGTAATTCTGTGGGAAACTGGCTTAAAGGTGCTGCTCGTACCGTAGGACGTGGCGTTGAAGGTGCGGCGCGTACTGTAGGCTCAGGTATTCAGGGTGCTGCTCGTGAAGTAGGGCGTCAAGCTCCTGGTATTGCTGCTAAAGTTGGTGCTGGTGCTGTAAAGTATGGTGTACCAATCGGAATGGCTGCAATGGGTCTTAAAGAAGGTGGCCGTGCTATGAGACGTGAACATATGGAAAAACGTAGTCGTAAGCATGACCGTTATCATGATGAAGATTAACTAATATAATTGAGTTGTATGTATTTTATGTACAACTCAGTTTTTGATGGAGCATATTATGCGTGAATATAAATCAAATACTATTTATGGCCATGATGAAGCTGAGGCAAGAATGTTGCGCGAAACAATGACACGTGCACCTTATCATGTAGCAGTAGACCATAATTGGTATTCAAATAATCCTGAATTTGCAAAACGTAAAATGAAGGAAGTTGATGAGGGTAAAGAATTAAGCCCGTATGAAGTCGGTTACACAGGTCGTATGTCTAAAAACAAAACAGATGATAACGCCGAAAAAAGACTACATAAAGCATGTGGTGGTGCAGCTAAGTGGCGTAAAGAATATCCTGGCTCAGCACCATAAAGTTTGTTATATATAGAGTGTTATCTAAAAGTAACTTTTCATTATTGACCAATTAGACTTTAACCAATCTAATTGGTCTTTTTTTTATATAAAATATGTTATTTTTTATGTGTCCCAACGACTATTGCTTTGTCCCAAAAGTCTATATATAGTTAAAAACAGATGACTAGAATAAAACACCATTTAAATAAATGGAGTTAATATGTCATCTCTTGTCAATCTTCTTTCAGTTCTTAAAAATGATCTAACTGCTGAATGTAATGCTGTAAAAAGAGTAATTTCTCAATCTTGCGCAATAAACAATTCTTCTCCTAATCCAGTTCTTACTTCTAATTACGTAGCTTATAATAATGGTATAAATATTTCATTAGATATTATTGAATTTGCTATTAAGTGGATTGAAAAGAATGAAGATGCTGATGCATTCCCAGCTTCTTTTATCCGCACAATGATGGAAGAAAATTCTCAATATTCTACAATTGATAATGCTGCACCCGTAGAAGAACCTGCACAATCAGTATTCACTACAGACCCTGTATAAAGGTGTATCTGTATGAAAATAACACCACAAAAAGAACGTCTTATTAGAGATAATTTGCATTCTTATTGTCGGAAAATTCTCCCGATTTCTGAGTATCTTCAATTATTTGAAGCTCAGAAAAAGGGGGTTATGACCGATGACGAGGTATTTGATTATCTAATGGAAAAAGTTAGATATGCGCCAGATGATTCGGGACGTGAATGGGTAAATCCATGGTTATGGACACCAAACGAAGTACATGATCTTGTTATGGAAAATGTTGGAATCGATGAAACCTTTGTAAGAGGTTATCAGATTTTGATTAAGTTATGGCATCCAGGTGAAAAGATGTCGAACGGTTTCTATAATACACCTCAGAAAGTACGTGATATTATGCAACGTTGCATGATTGGCAAGATTTTGCGAATGGGTAAAGAATGTTTTACTGATAAAGCGAGATTCCCTGCTGGTCCACGTTTTACTTATGGTGAATGGGCAGTATTTAGAGGTGTTGAACGTCAGAAAGCTGAAAAAACAGGTATTATGCTCGCTTCTGTTCATGATGACCGTTTCATCATGGCAGATGATAATCCCGATACACTTGTAACTACACTGGAACTCGAAAGAGACTTACGTGATGCATAAAGGAGGGCCATATGGATAATTTTGTAAATCCGATGACCGATAATATATCTACTTTTGTTATCGATACCAAAACTGATAATCATACATCCGCGTATGTTGATCCTTTAATGGAATTATCACAAAAAACAGGTTTGGTTGATGTAATCAATGAAGTAAATGCGCAAAGTCAAGACGAACGTGCGCAGATTCAGGATAATTTTGAAAATCCACAATATAATATTAATGATAACAATCAACAAAATTATGAAATAGAAAGTGAAATTCATAATGATGATCAACGTTCATCAAATGATCATCAACGCCGCAAACGAAAAGCAAAGCAACATTCTAATGCTTATGCAATAAGACAATCAGCCGAAAAAGAAAGGCAAGAAAAAGTCTTTGCTGCTAAAGAAGCGATGATGCGAGAGGCTCTCGAACAAAAAGAAATCGAAAACAATCTTATTGCGGAAAAATATAGATTAGAACTTGAGAAACGATCTATTGAAGATAATATCCAAAAAGCAACTGATGTTTTTATTAATGCCAAGCATAACAATGATTATGACAACGAAATTAAAGCATTAAATCTTTCTCAAGAGTTTATTAGTGAGAAAAAAGAAATAGAGCGAGATATCCAAAACATTGCTTTGAAAGAGCAGATGTATGCGAATCCTATGCCCGATCCTAGAGATGAATATCAAGAAATATTATCTCAAAAACTTCAACAATATTCCGATAGTCGCGATTTAAATAGTGAACATTATTCAACATTTCTTGAGCGTCAACCTGTATGTAACCCACATCATCCTGATTATGATGAAAATTTAGCACAAAAAATTTGGGAAATTCGTTCAGAAATTAATAATGATCTCAAAATAAATGGAGAAAGTTCGTATATCGGGACACCTGATTATTACGAAGAAGTTGAAGCAACAATGCGTGAACGTTTTTCCAAAAGAAAACGAAAATCAACACCTCAACAAAATTATTATCCAGAAAATACGCAATATGCGTTACAGGAGACTGAAATGTCATACAATCCTAATGCCAATGGAAATGCTATTTTTAGAACAGAGGCACCTGATCATTATGGCCCAGAATATGCGCCAAATTATAATCCTAATTATATAAAAACAACTGACTATAGAAATAATGATGGTCGTCTTGTTAATGAACATGGACAATATCAAGCACCACCACCACCGCAATATGCTCCGCCACAATATAATCGTGGACCACAAAACCCACCACACCCTCAATATCCACCTCAACCATATCCAAGTAACGGGGCAACATATGTAAGTCGTCAAGGATATCAACAAACACATTCAATTGATCCTGTTGTTGATGAAGCAGCTCGCAAGTTATATGCGACAATGCATGGAATGGTTGACCCAAAAACAGGCAAAGAACTTAAAACAGCTGAAGAAAGATATAACTTTTTCAGAGATTATTACAGAAAGTAGGTGTCATTATGGCCGATTTAGATAAAGAACGTATGGCACTTGAATTACGTAAAGATGGTTTAAGTTGTAGAAGAATTTCCGAAATTATTGGAATTAGTAAATCTAGTGTTAATAGAATACTAAAAGATAAATTTGGAGATAATTTTTCAGAAGAAGCAGAGGAAGCACCTGAAACCTTTAAATTACAAAGAACAATTCGTAAAGATATGAATGTGCCATTAATTAATCATATGGATATTCCAACAAGTGATTCTTTTAATCCTATTCACGAATCATCAATGCCATATGGTAATGAAGAATTAGTAAATAAGACTAAGGATTTCCAACCAAGAACACGAATTAATAACTCACGTGAATTACAATTTAGGTCACATGCCGAACGTATTGAGTATTATAAAAGAGCAATGCATACGGTTTCTATTGGTAAAACTTATATTCCTGAAAGCGTAAAGCAAGATGGTTATTATTATAAATGGATTCGTATGGCTCTTCGAGATAAGCCAGATACACAAAATATGAAAAGACATGAGTGCCATGGTTGGGAATGGGTTCGTGCTGAGGAAGCACCTGAATTAGCATTCTTAGATTATAATGGTGAAATTAGAGATTCAGTTGGAATTGTTGAAGGTGGTGGTTTAGGTCTAGGTAAATTAGATAATGAACTTCATGCCGAAGAAGAAGCAATCAAATCTAAAACACGTAATATTCAGAATCGTTTTAAAGAAGTTCTTACAAGAATGCCTGGTAAAGAAAATTTTGGATTTAATAGTACGACTGGTCAAGATAGAAATTATATCGGTAATCCAGGTTATAAACACATGGTGTAAATTAAGTATTTATTTTTTTTTAGAAAGGGTATATATATCGATATATACCTTTTTTATTTAAATAAAAAAGAGGCTTACCTACCTAGGACGGTAGATAATGACCGCCTTCCATGGCGAGTGCGCTTTGAGCGTATGTCCAAAAATTAAATTTATAATTTTTGTATCATGGTAGGTAATATGTCTCAAACATTCACGCCCTTCGGGCTTTCTTATAACACCTATGAAGGTGGAAAAGAAGCACTCACTCTTAGAACATATCAATTAAGTAATAATGGAAAAGCACAAAGCTTAGGTCTTCAGGACGTTGTCACGTTTTCAGAAGTAGCAGGCGATGCTGGATTAAGCGCGCTTCCAGCTGCTGTTGCAGCAGCTGCATATGTTAACCCGAACGTTGCCAATTACATTGTCGGTAAGATTGAAGGGTTTTGGTACCTCAATCAACAGGGCACTTACACAACAACAAAATATTGGGCTGGTGGTACGCCTGTTTTTAATAACGGACCTGTTAACGTTATTCTTAACGCTCTTCCAAACTCTACATTTTTGGTTCAAGCAAACTCACCGTTTCCCAATGGTCTTTCTGCTGTCGGAGCTAACCTGAACCTTGTTCAGAATGGCGGAGCTTCAGGTGTTCAAACACCAGCTAGCCTTTTTGGTGCCAATAGTTCGAGTGGTCAATCTCAACAGTATCTAATATCAGGTGCCTTTTTAGGGGCTGGTACTCTTGCAGGTCATTGTAAAGTTTTAAGTCTAGCATCACAAAGTAGTGCTTTTCCAAATCAAAGCTGGGCCGATCCTTATCCTGTCGTTGTGGTTCGAATAAATACGCACTTCTTTGGTGCACCAACTCCAAGCGTCTATTAGAAAGGATTAAATAAATGGCTTCCTCAGTAACAACATCCGCACAGTGGGCACAACTTTTACTCCCAGGTGCTAGTAGTATCACTTCATACTATCCTTATTATCAAAATGAGTGGAAAAGTATATTTAAGATTATGCCATCTATAAAGGCAGCCGAAGTTGACATTGAAATGGGTACAGTAAATGGTGCTGGTTATTTCAATGAAGGCTCACAGATGCCAATGGCTTCAGTTGGAGATCAGGCCTATGTTACAAATACTCGTATCCAAAATTGGGGCGTTGGATTTACTGTAACAAGTATAGCGATTGACGATAACTTGTACCAAGATGAATTCCCTAAAGGTGTCGTAGGTATTCGTGAGAATTTGAATATTCTTTCCGAGTATAACGGTATTGCTTTATTTGACAATGCGTTTAGTAGCACAAATCCACAGTACGTACTCGGTGACGGACAACCAATGTGTTCGTTTAGTCATCCGATTTCAAATGGTACTGTTTCTAATATGATTAATCCTGCTGAGTTGAACGAAACTTCATTAGAAGATTTAGTTGCTCTTTCACAGCAGTTTTATGATTATTCTGGTTTACCTCGTAAGATTGAAGCAAAACGTTGTTTGGTTGGTATACAGAATCAGTTTATTGCTACAGCTCTATTTGGTTCTACATATCGTCCAGAAAATACAACTAACGCCGTTAACCCAATTACGTATGGTCAATATTTATCTGATGGTTGGGTTCTAAGCCATTATATGGCTAACCAAGGTAACTGGTTTATTCTTACTGACTTTGAAGACGGTCTTGTTAACTATCAACGCAAAACACTCCAAATTACTCTCAGCGTTGATCAAGCTAACCAGAACATCGGTGTATATGGTTCTGAGCGTTATGCATTCCGATGCATTAACTTCCGTTCTGTTCTAGGTTCACAAGGTTAAGTAGGGGGTCAATATGACTTTAAATCCACAATTCAATCCTCTTAACCCACAAAATCCAAATATTCCATTTGTTAGAACAGATACAAGTTATCTAACAAACGGATTTTCTTGGGATACAACAAAGCTGGTTACAGATAGAGGTTTTGGTGTTCCTCAGCCTGTTATGTGTGCTTACAGAGTAAATCCACTCGCAAATTATAATGTTTCTGGAGTTATGAACGTAGGTGCACAGTTATTAGGGAACTTTACACTCGCTGCACAAAATCCAATTGTTCAATATCCAGCAGGTGGTGCGACAGTATTTGCACTAGATTGCCCTCGATCTCTCGCGCTTACTTTTACAACTAACGGAGGTGCAGTCACTAACCAACCCGTTACACTAACTGTAAACGGATACGACCAATACTTTATGCCATTAACAATGGTTTATGTAGCGGTAGCAGGAACTGCTCAGAATACGCCAGTTGGAAACTCTATTTGTTTTTCAATCATTACAAATGCACAATGGAGCGTTCCCGCTGCATCCAACATTTTAACCGTTACATTACAAAGTAGTCTTTTTATCGGGCTGCCTTTTTTCTTACAAGATCCAGGTTGTATACTATCTGCATACAGTAGTGGACTTCTTTTAACGCCTGCTCAGATTGAACAGTGGATAAGTACAGGAAATGCATGGCGTGAAACAAATGGTGCAAATCCTCCTGTACCTACTCACAGTCCTCAAGGTTCTGGACAGGATGCCAGAGGAACATTTGAGGTGCCTAACGGTGTTTTTCCTTCTTCTTTAGAGATTACATATAGAGTGCCAACCAGTGATGCCAATTCGAATCAACTTTTAAAAAATCTAAATCCTAGTGAATTAGCTTTTTATGGTGTTTCGAAAAACGCTACGGGAATTGCGAACAATACACCTAACTATGTGTATCCTTATCAAGTCCCACAAGATTCATTTGGCGTGCAATATTCAACAAACGTTAATTCTCCAGATGTTATTTTTTGGAATAATTACGTCAAACTCTTAGCTCAATAGGGGTTAGCATGAAATCTTTTACTGTAATTTGGCAACCTGTTAATACAACATATATTGCAGCTGAACAGATTGCAGTAGAAGGTATTCCCTTAACTTTTTCTAACCCTATTCCTTTTCAAAATATCTTTACGGGTGGTGTTACATATTCAATGAATATGCCCGTAGGTACCACACGTCAGATTACGATCACTAATAATGGTCTAGTAGATGCTGCAACTTTTGATATCGTAGGCGCAGATTCCTTCGGTAACATACTTGATGAAACTATAGATATCCCAGCAGGGGAAATGACTGCATCTGTAAATTATTACGCCGTTATAAACTCTGCAATAATGACCACTGCAAATAACGTTGAAGTTTCTATAGGTCTTGGCAATCTGGGGTATATAAATCCCGTCATGATGGATATGTGGAATAAAACATCCGCATATACTGTTAGTTTTACGAATGTAATTGATAATGAAATTGAATTTACTCCGACTTATTCAAACTTTAATGTAAATAATTTTGTTAATTATCAGTTAGTTAGAACTACTTTTGTCTTTGAACAAAATTTGTTTCCTTTTCCGCTTGATAATCAAAACATACTCGTTAGTAGTTCGGTAGATATCCCAAATTATCCCGTAACATTGCCTATAGGACCTGATTCTTGGGCTTCTTTTAGCGTTATCCAGATGCCTTTATCTGTCTTAAGTGCGCAGATTCTTGGCGGGACTGGTGGCATGACTGTAACATTCACACAACAAGGGGCTAGGGTCTAATGGGGCACTCAAGAGCATCTAAAGACCAAATGGATGACGATGGTTGCGTTGATAAGAACAAGTATCGTCACCAACATAAAGGTGGGGAAAATGTTTCAAATGATCACTGGATTGAAGATGCACACATTCACCGTGGCGAACTTCATCGTGCCTTAGGAGTTCCACAAGGGAAAAAGATTCCTGAATCACGTTTAGAAAAAGCGGAGCATTCAAAAAATTCGCATATGAGAAAAATGGCTAATTTTGCGGAAAACGTTAGACGTTAGTGAGGTTTAAATGGCTACATCTAACCAGTACAATTTTGCTAATATCGATGCCGATTATGTGGTTAGGGATGCTTTCGAGCGTTGCGGGATTGCCAACTCAAAAATTAACCCTATTGATTTCCAGTCAGGCTTAAGATCCCTTAATTTCGTCTTATCCGAATGGATAAATTACGGTCTAAATCTTTTTACCGTGCAAACTGGATTAGTCCCCCTTATTTCAGGGCAATCAAAGTATTCGCTTCCAGCCCCTTTATTATCCGATATTTTGGAGGTTAACGCTGCTAAATCTAATACAATATTTGGCGGTACAGCTTATTCAACAGTTGTTGCAGCGGGTACACCGGCATCTTTGTTCCAAAGCACACCGGGACAATGCACTTTAGCAACGGCAAACGGTAGTTTTTGGTACATCTACCCTCAAGGGCAACCTATTTTATATGTGGGAATTTTATCGAATAGCGTTCAAACCTACACAATAGAAATTCAGGCAGCTGCGGGAACAATTACAGAGGGTGAAAACGATCCTCAATGGCAAACAATCTTACTAACACCGCCCACAACTTACTACCCCGAGATACCTATTTGGTATGTTTTACCTTATACAATAACGGCTTTAAATTGGCAGATTCGGGAAACAAACGGAGCGATTCTTGATCTTGCTCAGATATCGCTACAAATTCCTTATCAAATCCAGCCTATGGAGCCTTGTGGTCGAGATTTATTCTTTCAATTTAATACGAATAATCAAACGGGAATCCCTACGCAATATTGGTTTGATAGAACGGCAACGCCTTCTTTAAATGTTTATACTTTTGCGAATAATTCATATCAGTTTTTGATTTATAACTATACGCAAATTATTCAGGATATGGATTCTTTCTTTAACTCGCTTCCTGTAACAAGTCGTTTTTTAAATGCGGTTTGTGCAGCATTAGCCGTTAGATTAGCCGAAAAATTCGTTACTGATCCTAATCTTTACGCTCAACTCTTACAAGCATCTATAACGGCATCTACTCAAGCCTTAGGTGAAGATACGGAGCGCGTGACATCTCAAATGACTATTTCTAGGAATAGGTATTAATCATGTCACTTGGAAGATACAGAAGTCAAATACCTGAAGCAGATTGGGATAATATCAGAGCCTGGGCGCGTGATGATGTAACGGGCTTGCCTGTTATGCATGATCAACTTGTTAAGCAAATGCAGTATGGACCTCAGGGCTTATATTGGACGGGTTGGATGGTTCATAAAGATGATTATGACGAGCCAAACCCTCAATTGGTACCCCCTCGCTTAAGGCCTGACCCCGTACCTGTTCGTAATCCAAGGATTTTCTCACGCCAAGAATTGCCAACAATTCCAACGGGGCTAGTCGTTTCTGCTCCAACTACTGAAAATTCAATCACTGTTTCATGGGATTTGGTTATTGATACACCTGTCCCAGTCAATAGCTACATTGTCCAATGCACGAGTCAATTCGCGGCATTCACATCAGTCCCCCTTGATGGACCTCCGTATACAATTATGGGTCTTGCTGGAGGCATTCCTTATCTTGTTCAAGTTGCATCCACTAACAACGTTACGGGAACAAGCGCGTTATCAACACCAATTGCTGTCACAACCTTATCGTAGGAGATAATTATGTCTTTTGATTCCAATACTTCGCCACTTATCACAACAATACCAGTGGCCACAGATCCATCGTATGGTCTGGCAGCGAGTTCTAACTTAATTACAAATTCTAGCTTAGGTTTGCTATTAGTGCCATCAGGACCAGGCGGAAGCATTGAAGTTAGACCAACTGGCGCATTACTATCCCTTGTTGCTGCTGCTGCTAGCGGAAATGGTATTTTAGCGGCTGGTGCGGGTAATACAATTGCAACAAGAATGATTCGCGGTTCTAATTCATCTATTCTTGTTACAAATGGTGATGGTGCTGGTGATATTGGATTACAAGTTGGAGATAACACTTCTGTACAAAAAGTACGTGTTTCCCTCGATGGTTCTCTTGTAGGTTCAGCAAGAGATACAATCAACTTTATTACAGGGTCTGATGTTGTTCTTACTGCTGTAGATACGGGGTCACAGACTAATTTAACCATCAGTTCAACAGGTGGTGGTGGAGGCGGTGGCGCTAATCCTAATGATTATTTCCTTGTAAGTCAGTTCGCTTCAGATCTTCCTAATTCTGTTAACTTGGGAGCATTCTCAACAGGTCTCCTTTTAAGTACGGTTAGTGGTGGAATTTCTACAGTTTCTACGGTGAATCCATCAACTTTTGCTTACCTAGCAGGGAATCAAACCTTTAGCGGTGTTAATATCTTCCAAGCAAATCCTCAGTTCCCCGCAGGAGCAACTGTAGGATATATACCGACTTGTACAAACGCAACAAGTGGTGCGTGGACATGGCAACCTGCATCAGGTGGAGGTGGTGGCGTAACATCTGTAGGCTTAAATTCTTCAACACTCAATGTTACAGGAAGTCCGATTACCTCGTCAGGGTCTATCGATGTTGAATTACCAAGTACAGCTGTAACCCCAGGTAGCTATACCTTAGCCGATATAACCGTAGACCAATTTGGCCGTATCACGGCAGCCTCAAGTGGAACAGCTCCAGGAACGGGCACAGTAACCTCTGTAGGCTTAACTTCTTCAAACTTAACGGTTACAGGAAGTCCGATTACATCATCAGGTACTTTAACTGTGGCTCTTCCTAATACTGCTGTCACATCTGGAAGTTACACCAATACTAACTTAACAGTGGATGCGTTCGGACGTATAACAGCTGCTTCAAATGGAAGCGGAGGCGGTGGACCATCTGTAAATGATCATTTCGTTGTTACACAAAATGCTTCCGATCTTCCTAACTCTACAAACTTAGGCGGTCTGTCTACAGGTCTTGTTTTGAGCACAGTCTCAGGGGGAGCTTCAACACTCACAACGATCCCCGAATCTACTTTTGCAACAACTTCAGCAAATAACACTTGGGCTGGCATAAACACATTTAGCGGTGGTGTGTATATGTCTGGAGAGAACATTACAGCTGGCTCAATCCCTGCGTATGCTGTAAATAATATGGCTGCGACAATAAATGGCTCTAATACTTTTGGCTCTTTAACCAATACGTTTACAGGCAATGTTGTCTTTAACTCAGGTTTCCAAGCTCCAACAGGCGCAGTCGCTGGGTATGTGTGGACATCCGATAGTTCGGGTAATGCAACTTGGGCAGCAGGTGGTGGTGGTGGTGGCGCACCGACAATCGCTTCTTATCTTGTTGCAACAGCGAACGGCTCTCTTCCTAATGAAGTTAACCTAGGTGCTTTGTCTACAGGTCTTTTGTTAAGCACTGTTTCGGGCGGTATTTCAACTGTTTCATCTGTTTCAGAATCTACTTTCGGGCAGATTGCGGGAACAAATGCTTGGAGTGGAACGAACAGCTTTAACTCAAGCTTACCAACATCAACAGTGACTCCGACTACATCAACACAGTTAATCACTAAGGCTTATGGCGATGCAACTTATGGCTCTTTAGCAGCAACTCAAAGTTGGGGTGGAGTCAATACCTTTGTTGGGAATATGATTATTGATTCAGGCTTCAAAGCTCCAACAGGGGCAGTTGCTGGATATATTTGGACATCGGATGCATCAGGTAATGCTTTCTGGAGTCCAAATAGTGGTTCTGCTGGTGCACCTAATAACGCTCAGTATTTAGTTGCGACAGCAAATGGCGCACTAACCAATGAAGTTAACCTAGGTGCTTTGTCTACAGGTCTTTTGTTAAGCACTGTTTCGGGTGGTATTTCAACTGTTTCATCTGTTTCACAAGCTACTTTTGCAACAGTTGCAGGGACAAACGCGTTTACAGGAACGAACAGCTTTAACTCAAGCTTACCGACATCAACCCAGACTCCGACAACAAGCACTCAGCTCATCACTAAGGCTTATGGTGATGCAACTTATGCTGTTGCGGGTTCAGGTGTCAGCCTATCTGGTACCAACGCTTGGACAGGGACAAACAGTTATAACGTTAATTTGCCAACCAGTACGGTAACGCCTACGACCTCAACTCAGCTCATCACTAAGGCTTATGGCGATGCAAGTTATGATGCGTCTGGAGCAGCTGCTGGACTTTTGGCTTCCAGTAATACATGGACAGGAACTAATGCATTTAACG